ACTTTACACACAAAAAGTCAATTTAGAATATGACCAAAACAAGGCGCGGGGTTTTCCTATGGCCAGACCACGGACGCCCAAGGCGAAAGCCAAAATAACCGGCCAGGACGTACAAAATAAACCGCGCTTTGTTGAGCGCAACGAGCCGGAAGTTGACACGCCGCTAGGGGAGCCGCCGGCGTGGTTGATTGATTCCGAAAAGAACAAACAGCGGGAGGCTTGGCAAACGCTAAGCCTGGAGATTCCGTGGTTGAATAGTTCGCACCGCACCTTGGTCGCTATGGCGGCGAGTGTTTTGGGAAGGATGATGGCAGAGCAAGAGGTTGGCGTTCAAGCGTTGAATCTGTTGCGCCAGACACTAGGCCAAATGGGGGCAACGCCAGCGGACGCAAGTAAGGTAGGGGCACCCGCAGATGGCAAAACAGTCGACCCCGCCGAAAGTCATTTCCAGTAAAGAGCCAGACGGCGACATCATTAACCCGCCTTATCCTACAGGCCCGGTTGACGAATACGCCGACGAGGTGATTGCCGGCCGCATAGTTGCGGGCCCGCACGTTCGTAATTCATGCTTACGCCACAAGGCTGACCGCAAGGCTGGCCATAAGCGCGGGCTGCGTTTCAATCTGTCTATTGCGCTCAAGAAGATTTCATTTTTCGAGGACGTGCTAAAATTGAACGGCGGGCAATTCGAGGGACGTCCGTTCATTCTGCATACGTCGCAAAAGTTCAAAGTCGGTTCGTTGTTTGGTTGGGAGAAACAAACCCCGGAGGGAACCTGGCTGCGCCGCTTTCGTCGCTATTACGGCGAGGAGGGGAAGGGCAACGGCAAGAGCCCGTTTGCTGGCGGTATCGGTATTATTGGCATGGTCAATGACGGCGAGGACCGCGCGGAGATTTACGCGGCGGGCAAGGACAAGGCGCAGGCTATGGTCCTATTCCGCGATGCTGTTGCTATGGTTGACCAGAGCCCGGCGCTTGCCAAGCGAGTTTTGAAATCAGGCGGCAACCCGGTCTGGAATCTTTCATACCTGAAAACGCAATCATTCTTTCGCCCCATTTCGCGCGAGGGCGCGTCGTCAGGGCCGCGGCCTTACATTGCGCTTTGCGATGAGTTGCACGAACACCCGAACGGCGACGTGATTGAAATGCTCGAGCGCGGTTTTAAGTTTCGGCGCTCGCCGCTGCTTTTGATGATTACGAATTCGGGCAGCGATCGAAACACGATCTGTTGGGATGAGCATCAGCACGCCGTCAAAGTTGCGGCGGGCACGCAAACGCCCGACGACGAGTTTACCTACGTCGGGGAGACGTGGGACGGCAGCGACGAAACATTTTCTTATGTTTGCGCTCTGGATAAGGACGACGACCCGCTAACCGATCCGACTTGTTGGATTAAAGCAAACCCGCTGCTCGGCGTGATTCTGAAATATGAATACATCGAGGGCGTGGTTGCGCAGGCCAAGGACATTCCGTCAAAGCGCAACGGCATTTTGCGGTTGCACTTTTGCGTGTGGACCGAAAGCGACACGAACTGGATTCCGCGACCGCTGATTGAGGCGGTAATGGAGGATTACGATCCTTATGAGGTCCACAAAGGCAAAAAGATAATTGCCGCGGGTTTGGATTTGTCAGGCTCGAAAGATTTGACCGCGGCGGCGTTTGTTGTTGAGACAGGCACTAAGCGCGTGACGCGGGCGGACGGCACCGAGGCTGATTTGCCTACATATGACGCATGGATTGAGGCGTTCACGCCGCTTGATACGATTGACGAGCGCGCGAAGGTCGACCACGTGCCTTATCGGACGTGGCTTGACGCGGGCTATATCAACGCCCCGCCTGGCGCGCGCATTCGTTATGATCACGTCGCGGCGCTGTTCGCACGGCTTGACGCTGAGCACGGTATCGAAACGCTGGCCTATGACAATTACGCTTATGACAAATTTGCGCAGGAGTTAGAGGACTACGGCGTCACGCTGAATACGGTAAGCCACCCGCAGGGCGGCAAGCGGCGCGCAAAGCCAAGCCAAGACGCTATAGACGCGGCAAAAGCCGATGGCCTGCCTACGCCGCTTGGGCATTGGATGCCTGGCAGCGTTACGGCGCTTGAGACTTTGATCCTTGAACAGCGGATTCGCTTTGTGCGGTCGCCGGTTTTGTTGAGCGCCTTGATGGGCGTGGCGATCGAGACGGACCCACTAATGGGCAATCAATGGTTTTCGAAAGCGAAATCCACAATCCGAATCGACCCCGCCGTCGCAATGGCAATGGCGGTCGGTACGGCTGTGGATGGCCTGGCGGTATCCAAGCCGATCGCGTCGCCGTGGGATAACCCCGACTTTAGCCTGGAACAATACGGAGCCAATTGATGTGGCCATTCAGTAAACGAGCGGCCGCACCAACGGTCGAAACGCGCGCGGAGACGGTATCGGTAAGCGATCCGAACTTCATGGCGTTCTTTGGCGTTAACGGCGCCATCCTGCCGACAGTAACGACAGACAGCGCGTTAACCGTTCCGGCTGTTGCCGCGGCGGTTGCGTTTATGTCGCGCACTATGGCGGCGCTGCCGTTGCATGCTTATCGGACATCAAAGGCGGGCCCGCAGAAGATCGGCGGCAAGCTTGGAATCGTGGTGCATGACGCGCCGAACGACAACCAGGACTCGTTCAAGTTTCGACAATACTTTTGGCAGCAGGTTTTTACCGGCGGCCGGGGCTTGGCGTGGATTGAGCGCGCGCCGCAGGGCGTCGAGGCAATCTGGCCGCTAGACCCTACGAAGGTTATGATCAAGCGCACCGGGCAAACGATCACGTATCAAAGCGACGGGCAAAATTACCCGTCCGCGGACATTATCGACGTGCCGTTTATGCTGAAATCGGACGGAATCTCGCATTGGGGGCCGGTTACGCTGGCGTCGAAAGCGATTCAGCTTGCGTTATCAATGAATGATTACGGCAGCAATTTCTTCGCAGGCGGCGGCGTTCCACCGTTGGCATTGACGGGCCCGTTACCCGCCGGCGCTGACGCGATTAAACGCGCCACGGCCGACATAAAACGCTCCGTTGAGAGCGCAAAGAACGCGAATGAGCCCATATTTGCCATCCCCGCCGGCTATACGCTGGCGCCGGTTGGTTTGGACCCCGCGAAAGGTCAGATGATCGAGGCGCGGCGGTTCCAAGTTGAGGAGATCGCGCGAAGCTGGCAATTGCCTCCCGTGTTTTTGCAAGACCTGACGCGCGCGACGTTTAGCAACGCCGAGCAACAGGATTTGCACCTGGTCAAACATTTGATCGGGCAATGGGCGGAGGCGTTCGAGGGCGAATGCAATTTGAAGCTATTCGGGCGCGGTAATAATTCGCGCTACGTCGAGCATAATATGGACGGGCTGCTCCGCGGTGACTTTGTTAGCCGCATGCAAGGCCATTCGATTGCGGTGCAGAATGCAATCCGCACGCCTGACGAAATCCGCGGACTTGAAAACTTACCGTCCAAAGGCGGCGAGGCTGAAAAGCTACATATTCAAGGCGCGACGGTGCCGCTTGGGTCGCAAAGCATGGGCGGCGCTGATGTCGCCCCGCCGGCGGTAAAAACCAAAACCAAGAAACAGGATGGGGCGAGCGCCGCATGACCAAAAACATTGAACAACGCGGCGGCGTCCTTGGCGTCGAAATGCGCATGGACGCAGGCACCAAAACGCTGGTCGGCTATGCGTCGGTTTTCAATCAGGACGCCACGATCGGCAATTACTTCGTTGAGCGGGTAGCGCCTGGCGCATTCGACGGCACGCTTGGCGGCGATATCCGCGCGCTGGTCGACCACGACACAGGCCGGGTTATAGGCCGCACAAAAAGCGGCACGCTGCGGCTGTCGGTTGATAGCCACGGGCTCAAGATCGAGATTGACGTGCCCGACACCGCGGACGGTCGCGATCTTTGGACGTTGGTTGAGCGCGGCGATATTTCGGGCATGTCAATCGGGTTTCAAGTCACAAAAGATATGTGGGACGAAACCGGCGACATTCCCGTGCGCACCGTGATGGCGATTAATCTGATTGAGGTCAGCGCGGTTGCGTTCCCGGCATTCGACGGCACCGAAATCGGCGTCCGATCGCTTGAAAGCGCCCGCGAGGAGCTTGAATCCGCGCGCGCCGCCGAACTTGCGAAGAAAGACAACGCTCAAGCCGCCAAGCGCCGCATTGCGGAACGCACGGCCAAGCAGGAGCAATCAATTCGGGGCATCCGGCAGGACGCTTCGTAGTCACCCGCTCTTGCGGAGGGCAAGGACGCGAAGTCCTGCCAAATCAAACCAAAACGCACCCTACAGGCTCGCATTCGCTGGGCCTTTTTGCATTGGAAAAAACATGTCCACGATTAAAGAATTGAACGACCAGCGCCACAAGCTGGTTACTGACGCGCGCGAGGCGCTTGACGAAATCAAGTCGAACACCGACGACGCACGCGCGGCTGAGCTTGATACCCGTCATGACGCGATCATGGCCGATTTCGATAAGGTCGAAAAGACCTTGGCCCGCGAACAGAAGCAGGCAGCTATTGAAGCCCGCGCCGTTGAACTTGAGGACGAGGCCCGCGCCGCTAAGCGCCCCGGCGCCAAATCCGAAAGCGAAGCCCGCGGCGCATCGGAAACCGCCGCGCCTGAATACCGCAAAACCTTTTATCGGTATCTCGCCAGCGGTGCCAACCTTGACGAACTGACGGGCGAGGAACGCGCTGTTCTCCGCGCCGGCGTACAGGCCGAGGGCGAAAGCCGCGCGCAGACCGCGGGAACCACCACCGCCGGCGGTTACACCGTGCCAACCGAACTTGCCAACCAGATTGTCAAGTCGATGGCCGCATGGGGCCCGATGTATGACGAGAATGTATGCACCACGATTACCACGTCGAGCGGCAATGCGATCACCATTCCAACCGTGAATGACGTTGCAACCGCTGTTGCCAAGCATACCGAGGGCGCCGCGCTTACCGACGACGGCGGCGTTGACGCTACTTTCGGACAGAAAACGCTTGACGCATTCGTGTTTGATACCGAATGGATCAAGTTCTCGTTTGAGCTTGCACAGGACTCCATTTTCAATATGGAATCGCTGCTCGGCGAACTGCTCGGCGAACGGCTTGGCCGGCGCGCAAACGTCGAACTGACCACGGGCGACGGCACTGGCGACCCTAACGGCGTTGTCACCGCATCGACGCTCGGCAAGACCGCCGCCGCTGTTGCCGCGGTTACCTTTGACGAGATCATTGATCTTTATCATTCGGTCGACCCGGCTTATCGCATGTCTCCAAAGGCCCGCTTTATGTTCAACGACGGCACGCTCTCCGCGGTTCGTAAGTTGAAGGACGGCGACGGCACTTATCTTTGGTCGATGGGCGACGTTCGCAACGGCGTCCCTGGCACAGTGCTCGGCGCGCCGTACTCGATCAACCAGGCGATGGCCGCGCTCGCAACCGGCGCGAAAACCATGCTGTTCGGCGATTTCGGCAAGTATTACGTCCGCAAGGTCGGCGCTCCCGTTATCGGCGTGAAGCGCGAGTCGTACTGGCCTGATCTGGGCATCGCCGGATACATTCGCCTCGACGGCGAACTCGGCGACACCGCTGCGGTCAAGCATCTTATCCAGGCTTAATTCAAATGGCGGGGCTTAATTGCCCCGCCGCTTTTCGAAAGGATAAGCAATGTCCACTTACAATACACTCGTGCATAATGACGTCGGCGGCGACAGCCTGACGGTTGAGGCGCTTGGTTCCATCGTTATTGGTAACGCGACTTTCACAGTGACCGCGGCTGGCAAGCTGGTGGTTTCTGGTTTGCCTACGTCCGACCCGGCTGCGGCTGGCGAGGTCTGGACTAATACCGGCGTGCTGACCGTTAGCCAGGGCTAATGCGCATCAAAATGCTGGTCGGTTTATCCGGGCTTGAGTATTCACTCAGGCCCGGTGATGAACGCGACTTCCCGCAAGCCGAGGCTGTCCGCCTTGTCGCCGCGGGTTATGCCGTGCCTTGCGCGGAATCGAAGATCGAGCGCGCGGTTGCCGCGCCAATAGCCGAAAAGCGGGGCCCGGAAAATGTGGTATCAACCGACAGTGACGGCCGCGGCAAGCGAGCCCATATCGCTCGTAAAGGCAAAGGCGCATCTAACCGTCCTGCATGATGACGACGACGACTATATAACTGACCTGATCATTTCGGCGCGCGATCATGCTGAGAAATACAGCGGCGCGCGGTTTGCGTCGCAGACAATCGAGATCACGGCCGACTACTGGACGGACTTAGCGCGCTTGCCGGTTTTGCCGATTACGTCAATCACGTCGATTGGGTACACGGACACGGATTCAGCGGCGCAAACGCTCGCCGGCACGGTTTACACGCTGCGCGGCGACGGCATTGTTTTGCAGCTTAACCAAGCCTGGCCGACGATCGAAGAAAAAAGCTTGATTACCGTTACCGCGGTCGTGGGGTTTGCAGTTTGCCCGGCGTCAGTCAAACACGCAATGCTGATTTGGATTCGCGATGCATACGAAATGCGCGGGGCCGAGGGGCAGGAATCATTCACCACTTTCGACGCGCTGCTAGCGAACAGTCGATTCTATTAGGAGCCATCTAAATGGTTGACATTACAGTTACAGCGGCAAACGTCGCATCCGGCGCGAATGCCAAGGTTACGCACGGCACAGCGGGCGCGACGATTACCGCCGGCCAGGTCGTTTACTACGACGCGGCGTCAACCGCGAAATGGCTGCTTGCGGATACGGATTCCGCAACCTCCGCCGTTCGCGTGCCGCAGGGCATTGCGCTAAACGGCGCGAGCAGCGGCCAGCCGATCGCGGTACAGACTGACGGGCAGATCACGATTGGCGCGACGATCGCCGCCGGCGTTGCCTACTACCTTTCAGGAACGCCAGGCGGCATTTGCCCGGTGGCTGACGTTGCCGCCGACGATTACCCGGCGATTATCGGCATCGGGGTTTCAACCGCGATCTTGGACATTAACATTGTGGCGCCAAACGTCATTCTGGTTTGATTTAAACAACGGCGGGCGCGCGAATGCGCCCGTTTACCGGGGGCGCGCCTATGGCTGGACCATTGCATGAGTTATTGGCGTTTGATGCGCCCACAACGACGCCAGACGGCTACGGTGGCGAGGTTAACGGTTGGGCTGAACAATTCCGCGCCTACGCCGCTTATACGCGCCTACGGGGCGGGGAGACGGTTATGGCGGGCAGACTTGCAGGCAAGCAGCCAACTGTTATCAAGATTCAGGCGCACACGTTGGCGGCATTCGTTGACGGAACCTGGCGCGCGCGGGATGCGCGGACGGGCGAGGCGTTTAATATAAGGTCTGTCGTGCTTTCGGACGATCGCCGGCATTACGAGCTAACCGCGGAGAGCGGCGTGGCGATCGGGACAGCGGGTTAAAGCAACTTGGCTTTAGTCGCGGACCATTCTTTGCCGTTTTGGGTCCAGACGTCGACGGTGTACGCGCTGCGGATTAGCGCGCCGAAGCCGTTCTGAGCGTCAACATACCCGGCAACCGTAAACCGGCATTTACCGATTTTCGACACCGAAACGGACGGGTCCGAAATATACGGAAACTCCGCCGTTTTTGGTGCTTTCAATTCACGGCGCACAAACACTTGCGACATGACGAACGCGGCGGATTCGCTGCATTCGCTATGCGCTGCGCGCGGCGTTCGTTCTGGAAAACCTTTAATCCAAAAGCCAACAACGACAACGGCGAGAATCATAAGGACGTTGCGCATGGCGATTGAGGGCCTTGATAGGTTGCGGAGAAAAATGACCGTAACAATCCCCGATAGAATACGCAAGGCCGGACGCGCTACGCTAGAAAAAAGCGCAAATGAGATTGTGGCGATGATGCGGCTGCTGGTGCCTACCGGCGAAACCGGCGCGCTTGCCGCAAGCATTGGCTGGACTTGGGGCGATGCGCCGAAGGGTGCACTTACGATCGGAACAGTCAAAACCCCGAAAGAGGGCGACGAGTTTATAACGATTTATGCAGGCGACAAAGCGACGTACTACGTCAGCTTTGTTGAGTTCGGCACCAAGCACGCCAAGCCTTACCCGTTCTTTTACCCGTCATACAGGGCGCTAAAAAAGCGGACAAAATCGAGGCTTACGCGCGACATAAACAAGGCGCTAAAGGCTAGCGGGAGGGCGACATGAGTATATCAGAAGAACTGCAAAAGCTGATTTACGACCGGCTGATTGCGGACGCAACCGTGCATGCGGAAATCGCGGACCGCATTTATGACCGCGCGCCCGAATCGGCTGCATTCCCTCATATCAGTTTCGGGCCGTCCGATCAGACTGAGGACGACGACGAGTGCATAACCGGGTTTCTGGAAACGCTACAAATCGACGTTTGGTCACGATACCAGGGCGGCAAACGGGAGGCCAAGCGCATCGCGGACGTGGTGCGAAAGTCGCTGCACGGTTACGCCGGCGAAATGCCGACCAATGCGCTTTTTGAAATGCGAGTTTTAACGCTGCGGCACTTGGACGACCCGGACGGCATTACAAGCCATTCGGTCGTTGTGGTGCAATCGCGCGTCGAGGAGGCTTGATGGCCTGGGCAATCTTTACAAAACCTTACGACCACGACCACAGACCGGAAGCCTCGTTTTGCCAGCATTACAAGGTCGGCGACGCCCCGGTGAATGTTACCCGCGCGGTTTTGACCGCTGCGAAAAAAGCCGGTTGCGCAATTGAAGCGCGCACGGAAAAGCACGGCGATGAGCCGGATAACGGGGCCTAAAGCCCAAACCTAAAGGGCCGACAGGCCGCCCCACCACATTCGGAGCATATCAATGGCACGCGCAGTCACTACAAAATACGAAGAACTAATTCTTGAGGTTGAATTCACCCCGGCAAGCGGCACTTACCTTGCTGTTTGCGGAATGACCGACGCATCGGTTACGCGGTCGTCAAATGTTGACGAGTCCGAGATTCCAGATTGCGCGGACGAAAGCCTGCCAATGGCTATTGAGCGCCAAGTGCGGTCGCAGTCTGTCAGCATTTCGGCATCGGGCGTTTGGGCGCTTTCGAGCCATGAGAAAATGATGGATTGGTGGTATGGTGGCGCAACGCTTTCGGCACGCTGGCGCAACAGCAAAGTCGAGGCTGACGGCGCAACCGGCGACACCACGATTTAGACAGGCGACGCATTGCTTGTATCGCTGAATAACAGCCGAACCAAAGGCCAGAAGGTCACAGCGGAAATCGAGTTGCAATTCGATGGCCTGCCTGTTCGGACCGCGAAAGCCTAAATGAAAATCACGATGACATGGCACGGCGGGGAGAATGAGTTCTCCCTGCCTATCGGTCAAATCCGCGCATTGCAGGATCGTTGCGACGCGGGCCCGGCTCATATCCTGGGTCGGCTGTCTAACGCGCAATGGCGGGTGGACGACGTTATCGAAACAATCCGCTGCGGGCTTATGGGTGCCGACATTGAGCGCGTTGAAGCGGCGCGGCTGATCAAGTTGCACGTTGAGGAGCGCCCGCTTGCTGAGTCCGTAACGCTTGCCGCCGCTATCCTCATGGCCGCGCTTTACGGGGTGGAGGACGACCCCGTGGGGGAGACGACGGCGGGGGAGGAAATAGCCAACCACTCCCGCGCGGACGATGGAAATTCTCAAGCTTCTACGGAACAGGCGCCGCTTTAGGGTTTACGCCCCGCGACGTCGATTTGATGTCGGTTTGGGAGTTTATGGCGTGCGTTGACGGCTGGCAGATTAGCAACGGCACGAAGAAGAAAAAACCAAGCGATATTGCGGACGATCGGCTCGCCGAAATGGGCGTTGAGGGATTCTAAATGGCCAGTGAAATTGAGCGGCTAGTCGTTCGGCTTGAAGTTAGCCAAGCCAAGTTTGAAAAGCAGATGGCCAATGCGTCGCGTTCGGCTGATAGGTCAGCCAAGCGCATCGAGGGCCGTTTCCAGCGCATGAATAAAACGCTTAGCTCGACCTTCGGTGCGTTGCAAGGCGTCATGTATAAGGCATTTGCGGCGGCCGCTGCTTTACGCGGTGCGCAGGTGCTTATTGATAGCTCGATCCGCATTGAAAACGCGCTGAGGATTGCCGGCCTTGCTGGCGCAGAATTGACCGGCGTTTACGATCAGCTTTTCATCTCCGCACAGAAGAACGCCGCGCCCATTGAGTCGCTTGCTAAGCTTTACGGCAAGGTCGCGCTAGTCCAAAAAGAACTCGGCATATCGCAGGAGGAGTTGCTCGGATTCACTGAAAACGTCTCCGTCGCGCTTCGCGTCAATGGCGCTTCGGCCGAGGCGTCAGCCGGCGCGCTTTTGCAGCTTTCGCAGGCGCTTGGTTCTGGCACGGTAAGGGCCGAAGAATTCAACAGCATAATGGAGGGCGCGCAGCCCATAGCGTTAGCCGCAGCGGCGGGAATAAAAGAAGCGGGCGGCAGCGTTGCTAAACTTCGCCAGCTAGTTATCGACGGAAAACTATCCTCCGAGGCTCTTTTTAGGGGCTTTGAGGCGGGATCAGTAATCCTTGAAACAAAACTCGCGGGAGCTACATTTACCGTGTCACAGCACATGGTGCAGCTACAGAATGCGCTAATCGACACGGCGGGAAAACTAGACAAGGCATCCGGCGCAAGCGAAATCCTTGGCGGCGCAATTGACAGCGTTACAATTACGATCACATCCGCCGGCAACGCACTTGATCATTTCAACTCGGGACCGCTTGCTAGATTCATCAAAGACGCGAGCAAGGGCGCCGGCGCTGCCGAAAACCTAGTTGAGAAGCTAACCGGCCTCCCCGCCTTGCTCGCCGCGGCGCAACTGTCCGGCCAGGTTATGTCGGACGTCATGATGGGCCGCAAGCCTGGCGCAAGTATTGAGATAGCAGCCGGGGATGCCAAGCTTGCCGATTCCAACGCTGCGCTACAATCGGCGCTTGATAAGAAATATGGGCCGCAAAAAACAACGCCGACGACGGGGCGCATAGCGCGCGCGGTTGACGTTACCCCGGTTTCAATCAACGACTACAAAATTCCAGCCTCAACAAAAAAGAGCAAAGCCGGCAGCGCCAAAAAAATTGACGAATACGCCCGCGAGATCGCGCAAGTCAAAGAGCACACGGACGCGCTGACCGCGCAGACGCTCGCCATGCAGGGCGTTAACCCGCTGATTGACGATTACGGTTTTGCGCTTGAAAAGGCGCGGACGGTGCAGGAACTTACATCGGCGGCGACTAAGGCCGGCATTCCGATCACAAAGACACTCGCGGCTGACATCGACACGCTAGCGACAAGCTATGCGCAAGCAAGCGTCGACGCCGAAAAGTTAGCCGAAAGCCAAGACAAGGCGCGGCAATCAGCAGAGGACATGAAGGCGCTTGGCAAGGACGTCATTGGTGGGTTTATTAAAGACCTGCAAGCGGGCAAATCGGCGTCCGAGGCGCTTGCCGGGGCGCTTAGCAAAGTGGCTGACAAGTTGCTCGACGTGGCGCTCAACAGCATCTTTGACGGCGGCGGTGGCGGGCTTGGCGGGATTTTCGGCGGCATAGCCTCGATATTGGGCTTCGCGGGCGGCACGAATAACGCGCCTGGCGGGCTGGCTATCGTCGGCGAGCGCGGGCCTGAATTGGTTAATCTGCCGAAAGGCTCGCAGGTTACGCCGTCAATCGACACCAAGGCCATGCTTGCCAATAAGGGCGGCGGCGTCAATGTTCCTGTAAATATCAGCATTGACGCAACCGGGGCCGACGCGGCGGGCCTGGCGCGGGTTGAGGCGCAATTGCAAAAGCTGCGCAGCGGCCTGCCGGGGCAGATTGTTTCGACAGTTCGGGACGCGCGCACGCGAAGGATTATATCATGACTATTACCTTCCCGCGCGCTATCCCCGCCGTGTCATACACGCGCGTTGACGTGACGCTAAACGATCAGGTCGCCGCGGCACGAACCAAGGCGGGCACAAGCGAACGCAGCGAGATCGGCGACCCTTTTTGGACTGTCGATCTTGAAACCGCTCCCCTTAAAATGGCGGAAAAAGACGAGGTTGAGGCTTGGGCGCTATCGCTGCGCGGCGGCTCCAAATATGTTCTATTTGCCAACCCGCATCGTTATTACCCGAAAAACCACCAAGCTGTCACAACGCCGGCGGCTGACACGGGGCTAATCTCGTCCGTTGCAAGCGGCAACATCATGACCGTAACTGGCGTTTCCACATCGCTTAATTTAGCTCCCGGCGACATGGTTGGGTTGCTTAATACCCATTACCACATGGCGCGGGTTACTGAATTCGCCATTGCCGATACCACGGCGACGATTACGGTTGAACCGCCGCCGCCGTCCGACCTGGCGGTAAGCGGCACGGTCGTTTCATTCGTATCGCCGCCGCTACTCATGCGGCTGGTTCCTGGCTCGTTGAAAATAAGCGGAACCGGGCTTTTTCGGATTTCATTTTCGCTGGAGGAATCGCGCTAATGCGGACATTTGACAGCGGCATAAGCGATTTGCTTGATGCGGGCCGCGTGAAATATGCGGGCATGATCAGGTTTGATTTGGGCGAGGGCTCTTACGGGTTTATTCGCCGCACAGCGTCTTATGATTACGGCGGCATTACATATCAGCCGATGCCCAAGGGCATGATTGCGGTGTCGGCGTTTAGCCACACCAGCGGCACGGCGGCAAGCGGGTTCACGTTGCAGCTTGCGGAAAGCCCCGACGACGGGCTTACGCCGGCGGTGCTGATTGGCATCGAGGACTATGATTACCGCGACCGCGCGGTTACTGTTTTTGACCTACACCAACACCCTGACACGCATGCGGTTTTAGCTGCGCCCGTCGCGCAAATGCGCGGCTATATCAACCGCATTGTGCATGACGAAAACCCGGACAGCGGCTACATAATGTCGGTTGAATGCGAAACCCGCGCGATCGACAACAGCCGCACGAATAGCCGGTTACGCAGCCACGCGGACCAAACACGGCGATCAGCCGGCGACCTGGTTTATGAACACGCGGGCACGACCGGGCGAATCAAGATCAACTTCGGTAAAAAGTAATGAGGCACCAAGATTGGGAGGCGCGGCTAAACGCTGCGCTCGCCAAGCACCGCGACGCGCCCGGCAAATGGGGCGCCTCCGATTGCTGGATGCTTGCGACAGACGCGCACGAGGCGGTCACAGGTCGCGCTTTGTTGCCTGATTTGCGCGGCTACAAAACGGAGCGCGGCGGCTTTCGGCTTTTTGCAAAACATGGATTTTCGACGGTCGGCGAGGCGCTTGCGTCGGCGCTGCCAGAAGTGGGGCGATTGCAAGCCATGCGCGGCGACTTGGCCGTGATCGAGCGCGGCGGGGTTGAATCCTGCGTTGTTGTTGCTTCGCCAAATTGCGTTTCAAAGACGCTTTCCGGGCTGGCTTACCTGCCACAAACAGAGATTAAGCGCGCTTTCCGCGTGGAGTAACTAATGCCATTTTTAGCGCCTATTTTCGCCGGCATTGCAGCCGCCGCGACCGCCGTAGGTTCGTTCGTTACTGGCCTTGGTTTTATCGGCCAGGCGCTACTTTCGATCGGCCTTAATCTAGCCATTTCTGCGCTTACGCCAAAGCCTAAAGCCTCGCCAGGCGGCGTCGAGCTTGAATTGCAACTCGGCGAGGAAGTTGCGCGCAAATTGCAGTGCGGCTTGATCGGCTCAGCCGGCCATCTGATATATGCAAACGCTTACGGCTCGGCCAACGGCACGTTGCAGCAATTTTACCAGCTTTCCGACTTTCCGATTACGTCACTAGATAAAATCTGGATCGACGGCGAATTGGCAACGTGGGGCGCGGTTGACGCAAACAAGGGCGCCGTCCTTACAAACACCGATTACGCGGGTCGCATTTGGTATAGGGTCCGCGACGGCTCCGACGTTACCGCTGACGCTGAATTGGTTGCGCAAGCAAACCCGTCCAGCCGCTGGACCTCCGCGCATATCGGGGTTGGCGTTGCTGGCGTTATCCTGGCGATGCAATACGACCGCGAAAAGCTAACCAACCCGCCGCAGTTTTTCTTTGAGTTCAAGGGCGCCGCTCTTTACGATTGGCGGCTGGATAGCACAGCCGGCGGATCGGGCACGCACCGATGGGCGGACCAAACGACTTGGGCCTATTCGGCAAACCCCGTTGTCCAAGCATACAATTATCAGCGCGGGATTTCCTACAACGGCGATATTTTTTGCGGTATGGAAATGACGTCTAGCGACCTGCCTGTTGATCGCTGGACGACTGCCGCCAATATTTGCGACGAGTTGGTATCGGGGCGCACAAGGTACGTCTGCTCGATCGGGCTTGATTGCACCGCCGAGCATGGCGATAACATTGACGCAATCATGCAGTCATGCGGCGGCCTGATTGTTTCCGCCGTTGACGGCTCATGGCCGATTGTCGGCACAAGTCAATCAACGGTTGGGACGCTTACCGACGGCGATCTGATCGTCGGGCAGGCTGTCCGCGTCCAGCGCAAGCGCGCAATGAATGAGCTTGTAAACTCGGTGTCGGGCACTTACCCGAATCCAGACAATCAATGGTCGCCGGCAGGCTATGAAACGGCCACAGACGCGGCTACGGTTACGGCCGACAGGCGCACGCGCGACGTGCAGATGCAATTCGAAACCGTGCCTGACGGCATCCAGGCGGCGCAGCTTGCCGCAATCTATTTTTCCGAAAACAGGTTTGAGGGAACAGCAACAATTGTTGTGCGCCCGCGTTGGCAGGTACTTGAGCCTGGCGATTGGATTTCCTGGGCGTCCGCGCGTTACGGCACGCGCACATGGCTTGTTACGGATATGCAAGTCGCCTCGATTGATGACGACGGGCCGCGCAATGTCACGCTAAGCCTGCAAGAGCGTTCCGGCGATATTTACGACGCGGTTAGCGTTGTGTTGCCGGACGCGCCTGTTGCCAACTCGGCTCCGTCTTATCAGTCGGAGCTTCTTGATTTTGCCGTTCTGGCGATTTCAGTAGTGGGCGGCGATGCGCGGGCAAGGCCGGCAATTCGCGTTTCATGGACGGAACCGGCCGACCCCACAGTTTCCGGCGTTACGTTGCAGTGGCGCGTTAAAACACAACCTGACGATGTATTTGACCGATCAATAAACGTCGGTCAAACGCTTGCTATAATCGCCGATGGCGTTATGTCCGCGACAATATACGAGGTGCGGCATAGGCTAAACACAGACCCGGCGCGAGTTTCGTCTTGGAGTGCTTACGTCGAGGTTACGACGGGCGACATTGGCATAAACCTGGCTGACATGGCGCAGGACGTCATTGACCGATTTGCGGATATTGATACCGACATATCAACAAATGTTGCAGCTATCGCGCAGGAAGTAACCGACCGCGCTGACGCGGTAACAGCGGAAGCTGTGAGCCGGGTCGAACTTGCCGCCACATACGCCGAAAATATACGCGCCACCCGTGACGATCTGCTAGCACTGGCTGATGAAATTGTCGATCTTGGCGCGAACGCGGAGCTTGAGCGGCAGACGCTTCGGACCGAAATTACCTCGACTTTTGACACAGCCACGGCGTCCTATGAGCAATTAATCTTGGTCGCTACAGGGTACGACGCCGGGGCTGTTGAGCAGACGACGCTTTCCGCCCGCATATTTGATGAGGTAGCGGACAGGGAAGCCGCTATCATTGCAACAAACGCGGCTTTCGCAACAGCGGACACCGCCAACGCTCTCCAGACCACGACGCTCGAATCACAAGTGCGCGGCTCCTATACCGGCAGCGATTACACGCTTGCGGGCGGCATGTTTAGCCAAGTCAACGCGACGCAGACCAGCCAATATGAAAGCCTGACAACCTCGATCGCATCGCTGTCAGCAGGTGTTGATGAGCAGTTTGACTTCGCAACAATCTGGAATTTCGACACCACGATCGAAAGCTGGACCGGCAACGGCACGCCGACTTGGGTATCAAGCGGCGGCTGGCTCAAACAAGCTGACCACGCGACCGATCCTTATGTGATTTCACCCGCTGCACTTGCTATTGATCTTGACACATATGGCCAGGTGCGCTTGCGTATCCGCAGAACAGGCACGCCGACCTGGGAGGGGTATATCTGGTGGAAATTAACCGGGGACAGCACATGGGACACGGCGCGGCGGGTTACGGCTGCGGAGCCGACCTATGCCAGCGAGATTGCAATCATTGCGGAAAATCTCGGCGCCACCGGCGAGCTTGCGCAGATCCGAATTGATCTGTCATCGGACCAAGACGCCAGCAACTATTTCGAGATTGACTGGATCGCTACAGGCCGCCCGTCGCCGGGTGCGTCCGTCGCGAGCTTGGACACAATCAACCAAACGCTGACAACCTCGATTAACACGGAAGCCTCAACTCGCGAAGCGTTGTCGACCAAGATAACCGGCGCCGCCGACCCTTCATCGTTGACGCTTTCGACGCTATCCGCTGGCCTAATTTACGACGCCAAGACATCTTGGTTGGCTGCGGACAGCGTGATTGTTGCTTCCGTTACTGCGCTTGATGGCGTTGTGACGCACCCAACCACGGGCCTGTCAGCGACGGTTACGCTAGTTGACGCTTTGACGGGCCGCGTTGACGCGACCGAAACTGACATCGCAACAAACGTCAGCGATATTTCGAGCTTGACAACGACTGTCGATGGAAAAGCGACTATTGCCGCGCTCGATGCGCTTGAGGGCACAATCAACGTCGGCAATCTTGAGGGGCTGTCGGTCAATGCATCATCCATCCGCTCGCTTGAGTCAGCAGTCCTTGCGGACGCGATGGAAACGGTGGAGCTTGGAGCCGATGCGCGGCTGACAGATCGCGCCACGAATGCGGCGGTTGCGGGGGTGTTTGAAACCACATTCACGCGGCTGGACGCGACAGACGTTTCGCTGACTTCCGTTGCGGGGCGAACCACTGTCATTGAGGCGGCAATTCCAGACCTTGCCGACGCGGCTTATGTCGAGACAATTGAAACGCGGGTTACGAGCAGCGAGGGCAGTATAACAGCCGTTGCCGATCGCACGACAACGCTAGAAGCAACCGTGGACGGCGCGGCGGGCGTTGTTGCGACGGCTGACGCAGTAACAACGCTCACAGCGCGGGTTGACCTCAAGGCGCAGGTGTTCGCGCAAGCGTCGGCACCGTCCGTGACCGGGCTTGCTGAGGGCTCGCTTTGGATCGACATTGACGACGACAATAAGCAGTATGTCCTTGAAACTGGCGCATGGACGGACCGCTCCACCGCTGGAATGACGGTTTACGCGCAGGATGGGGAGCCGATAACAACGGTTGTTGGCGCTCTTTGGTATGACACCAACGACAACAATATTGTTTATCGGTGGTCCGGCTCCACCTGGGTCGATCTAACGGATACGGTTTACGCGCAGCAAGTCACGGACCTGGAGGCCAGCTATGGCGATATTTCCGCGGCGGGCAAGCTGAGCTTTGAAACCTCGGCCGGGCCAACCGGGGTCGCCGCACGCTTTGCCGCAAAGTTACGGGCTTCGGTGGGCGGCGATGAAAACACTGTTGCCGGCTTTTACGTCGATCTGCGCGATGATGGTGGGACGCTCAAAAGCGAGTTTGTCGTTTTGTCAGACCGCTTCATCGTCGTTGATCCAACGGCCACCACCACCACGGCTTCCCCGCTGGTGTTCTCGGGCGGGGTGCTGAAGTTGGAAAACATCGTCGTAGGCACCGTCACATTCGACCAGCTTTCCAGCACCAATGGAAAACTGGTCATGAAAGGCTCCGGCACTGATGCATCGATAGAGGTGTTCTCATGACTCGCATTTTCATTGGGCTTGATAGCACAGGCACCGCTTGTGTTAAAGCAACCAAAGACAGCGCGGACAATCCATTCAATACACCTGACGCTGAACGCACAAAATTTCACTACAACTCCAAGGACGCCAAGGTGGCTGAGATTGCTGCGATCAAGCCAGAAATAAAGGTGGATACTGGCGGCGCGTGGGTCAATAACGGCGACGGCACCCACCAGAGGGGCCAGTATTTCAACGCGAGTCAGTTCTATTATGAATCCGCGTATGAGGCTTCCGCATTCGACAATCTGGATTATTTCTGCCCATTGGTGGACTACAAATTCAAGGATGCGAGCGGCAAAGGTGTTGACCTCGAATACCTCTCTGCCTTCAGCGGACGGACCAGTTCTGGCGGGTTCGCAGTGATCGGGGCGAGGCCAAATTATTACTTGTCAGGGGTTGCAATTCCACCCGGCACGACAATCGGAGGGGATGAACAACATCAAATTCCCACCACAGGCTATACCTATCCAGTGGGCAGCGGTTACCCCTCTACAACCGTTGTCCCGTTTAACAGGATTCAATCCTATAACCAGAAGGACGCCTATCCGACAGGATCAGCCGTTGCAGTTGTCTGGAATTTACCGGGAGATAATGTCTCCGTGCTCCAAGAAGCGCCTGCGGTTGCAGTTCCCGGTCATAAAACAATCCACATAACGCCAAGCATCCTGAAGATAGCCAAGCCCGGTTTTGATGTGTCAACGGCAACCAAGCACCAACTCGCTTTCTCAGCGGAAAAAAAGCCTGTCAAGATAATCGCTTCAGGCGACATTCTGATTGGCGCAACGTCTACCACCACTTTTGATATAGGGTTCACGGTTGACGCCAGCATATACCTGGACGTGCAATACTACGCTAATGGGGGAGAGATTTACTACCCAGCCGATCCCTCCACAAACTACTACGGCGCGAAATACTACGTGTCAGGGTCAACAGTTTATTTCGAAAATGCCGGGGTGGAATGCAGGGCGCGGTTCATCGTGATTGCTGTTGACACACTAGGCCCGAGCACAGGCTCAAACAAAGTGTTCCAGCAGTTTGAAGAAGGTGGTCAGCAAGTTGTTCGCTTGCTTGCCCCCGGCTCTGCTGATCCGCCACGGCTTTCAGATATCGTCATGGACAGCAGATGGCCCACTATGCCCGTTCTGGCGGAAGGCTACGAAACAATTGCAGCTGGGGCACAGACCGTCAACATTGACTTTGACAACTTGGGCATGAAGCCCTTCGTGAAGCTGTCTGTCATACGGTCCTCTGCCAGCCCCGTCCGTGCGTTTGCCACGCAACCAGTTGTGCGCCGGTTGAGCCGCACAGGTTACACGATGGGCGGGGATGCCGTGTATGGCGTTGTCACCAACTCAGACACGCGCTTCACTCTCAGCACATTCAGGGATGAGCCAATCAACGCTTTGCTTTCGGGCGGGCAAGTTGTCGAATGGTACATGCCGTCAGTTATAGGCGTTCGCTACTACATCTTTGGAATACCAGCATAGGAGCCTATCATGGCAACATCATATTCAACCGGCACAGTGTCGATCACGAACGGCTCCACCGCGCTAGTCGGCGTCGGCTCCTCGTGGGTCGTGGGCGGGGCACAAGCGGGCGACGTGTTCGAGTGCAACGGCCTGACGATCGAGATCGCGACGGTTAATTCCGCGACTTCGATCACACTGACGAAAGTTTGGCCGGGGACAACCGTTTCTGCGCTGGCGTATTCAATCCGCTTTATCCCGCAGGCCACAAGGGTCTTGACGCAAACTAATTCACTGCTCGCGCAACTGAACAATGGTGTGTTGACGGGCCTGTCTGATGTAACCTCGCCCGCTGCTGACAA